GTCATGATCACATGATTATCACCTCACTTGCTCTGCTTTGTTTATTCTGTTGCACTTTCCATCCATGTTTCTGTATTAGGTAATAGTCCAGTGTGTCAGTGTAGTGGGGAGCGTGTTCCTGTGGGTAGTTCCGGTCTTTTTCTTTAGACTTATTCTTTTTAAAATCAGATGTTACCTCTGTACTTTGAATGGCAATAATAACATCCTTACAATTGTCCTGGCTTATTCTCAGCCGGGGTAGGATAGGGGTTTCCTCCATTAAAATATCATTGACAAAAAAGTGGCGTTCAGCATGGTTGTTGGTCCTGCCTGGTTGCACACATACTTCATACTGCCATCCTTTAGCTGCAAAGATGTCACCGATTGATTCGTATATACTTTTTGTCATTGGCTGACGGTCATGGCCCCGGGGCTCTCCCCATATACGAATATACTTGAACCTGTGATCAGAAAACTCATCACATATCTTATTAACAAGATCTTGCAGTTTATCTTCACCTTTCACGTGAAGTTGCTTGATCATGTACTCAGTGTTGTTCCGTTCCTGGTATAATGTACAGCAATTAAACCAGCCAGAGAAATCAAAAGAAACTTCAATCAATTCGTCTGGTCTAATATCCAATTGCCCTGTACTTCTAATCCCGCCATCCCAATCTTCATACTCATATTTCGGTTGATACAGATGATGATCATCGTCAAACTTATGATAAAACCCATCCGGAACTTTGATGATTCTCTTGTTCAATACCTCTATCTGAAATTCCAGGTAATCCATTTCCTGCTCCAATCGGTCAATGCCTTGCTGGGTAAGGATATGGATATTATCATGAGCCGTTGATTCCATGTAGAAATACTGATCAGGTAATTCTTTGGCTTTATTTTCAAAATCAAAAATCCAGTAGCCGGATGATTTCCATGGTATAGACGTGTAAAGATTTACATTCTGGTGCCAATGTGATTTGAACCGGTGGGTATTCCCCCGGATAGATGGCATAAGCACCCGCGTAAAATCTTCTCTTTTGATCAGTGCAGCTTCATCAATTTCTCCACCATCATAAGAACCACCACGGGCCAGGTCTGGCCTGTCCATGCTGATCATTTCAATGCAAAACCCATTTATAAATGAAATGACATTCTGATATTTTCTTGGAGGAGAAAAAGGCTTTTGAAAATGCTTCGGTGGCCGGATGCCAATCACATAATGAATTCCTTCCTTCATGCCCATGTCCATCCATATCTTTTCTATGGCCGGAAGAGTTTTTGTCAGTATTTGATTGTAGGTAGTAGAGGCAAAAAATATTTTTCCACCCGGCATTGCTGATGCTTTCATCCTGGATGAAAACCCAATGGTTGTACTTTTACCGGTACCACGGCCACCAATAAAGCATCTGGTCTTTTGCTTTGCATGCAAAAAAGCTTTTTGTTTTTCATTGATGTATAGCTGCTTTTTATTCATCGATCTCTGCGTCATCAGCTTCAATATTTTCAGTTAACGCTTTAGGATCTGTTGTCAATTCAAGTTGCGGTAGGGTAGTGGGGATCTTTTCTAAATTGTTTTTTCCATCAATGCCATCCAGTTTCATCAATGCTTCGATACATTTACGGGCCTCTTCAATATCATCATTCTGCTCTGCCTTACGTGCCAGCATTATCAACTTTGTTCTGTAAATGCTGGCCTGAGTGTCAATGTTGACCTTTTCCAGCTTACCGAAAAGTGCCTCAGTGTCCCTGATCAACTTTGATACATTCCTTCCAGGGATCAACTCCATGATCAATTTTCGGGACTCTCTTTGAGTTCTAAAATCCTCAGTCATTAAGCTCCATGCCTTTTTCATGTCATCCAGATACTTATCCTCACTATCTCGAAGATCAAACTGCTCAGGAGCCATAAGGTGCATATACATCCTCTGAATTCTGTCAGCAGACTTAAAATCAACCCCATCAAACAATTTCTTTATCGATAAGAATTTGGACATGCTGTTTTTCTTTTTCTAGTTCTTTTAATTTTTGCTCAAGGTCAGGTATCTTTTTCTTGTTTGGATGATCATCTGGGAGTCGGAAATATTTCTTAATAGTTGACTTTTTGATGCTGATATTACTCCTAATGCTATTTAACTTTTTTTGCAACTCTACACCTGACAGATTTATTTCCGTTTTGTCATTTCTCTTTGGTAAATGTCCGTTTTTTTGATAATGATCAATGTTGTGCATCACTACTTCAATATCTCTTTGCACTTTTTGAATATCATCACTGACATTTGCCCGATCTGCATCGGTTTGGCATCTGTGGAAATTATTTGAAAGTTTTGCTCTCCTGCCAAAAAGAGATCTTTTTTCCATCATTAGTTTCCGAACAATATCGTTATCCGGATCCATGTGTTTTGGTTCATTTGATGTAGCATTTGGAATGCTTTTCAGTGCATGTTTCATATACACTGAATTTAGCTTTGAAAACCCTTCTTTAAGCGTTCTTAATAATGGATGATTCGGCCTTTTGGCCATTAATAATTCAAGACCGGCAATGTAATCCTCTTGCGTCATACAATCGTTTTTTCAGCCATGGCCGAACTATTTTCATCCAGCGTTTGAAGTACAATGTCTTTGAATCCAAAATAAATATCTTTCGGCCAGCCGTTTATTTTTTTGATCAAGTTCAACGGTTTAAGAAGTATCTTCCGGGGCAGGGGAGTCTTGACTGCTACATAAAGAAGGAATGCATTCCTTATTTCGCTCCCAGAGCTCAATTTACCCTGGGTTTCAATATTAGCCAATGTCGGGTGAATACCTTGGGCTGAAACATTAGCCTGGTTGGATTTCTCGAACAGTTCCAGCAATGCTTTATCCTGCAGGTCAACCTTCAACGGTGTGATCTTGATCCCGGGGAATTCTTTCCCCATGGCCCTGTTCAATTCGTATTCAGTGACCATGGCCCGTCCGGAGTTTCCAGTACCGGCCAAAAAGTCATTGAGCTTTTGAAGAAGAATTCTTTTTGCTTCGGTTTCTCTTTTTTTGCTTTCCTCCATATCCTGTGGAGTATTTGCTGCCGGAGAAAACCCTGAAAAATAGTCTTTGGGGATCTCAATATGATATCGGATATTGTACCCGTGTTTCAAATTGCTCTGGTGGAAATCCGGAATGCTATTGGCCAACTCAATCCATGCTTTTGCACCCCACCAAAATGGGCTGTAATAATATCCATCAATATTGAGCAGATCATCACCAGTATGAAGGATGAATTTTGTCTGCTTGTTTTCTTCATCAAAATTGTAGGCAGGTATTTTGAAAACAGGATATTTTAATCTGCTGCTTCTTTCCGGGTTCCAATTACCACACCAAAAAAAATTGTTGATATTGCCAGCATCATCCATTTCTTCAGCACGTACATGTTTACACTTTAACACCTGAATACTGGCTATTTTTTTTGAATCGGCTTTTTCACGGATAAATTCCGTGTAAACATTGGCATGAAATGTTAGTTCATTTGCTGCATTTCTGAGATAATCATCAAGGTCCATTTTGCTGTTTTCAAAAAACTCATTTACCTGATCGGGCATTGGAACCTCTTTAATTTTTCTTTCCCCTTCTTCAAAGTATTCTTGGTAAGCAATTATACCCTGGCCTAGTGTAATATCTCGTTTTGTAGAGATCAACGATGGTGTGATATTGTTGTCTGCAACAAGTTTCTCCCGGGCTGTAGGTGTATCGTTATCAATGCCCCATGATTGAATATTACCTTGATCTGGTGAGTTTTTTGCAGTTACAGACTTTATTTTGCCAATGTCATCAGATACGGCAGTGTCACTAAATACCGTTACCATGGCATTGCCTTCAGTCAGATAATATGCATTATCACTAATTCTTTGAACTCCCATTAATGTCTTACTTTGTATTGATTATATCCAATAATATGGCTTATCAATGGTGTGAAATACCTGTTCCGTTCCGTGTCAGTTAGAGGTATGGTTCCTTTCTCTTTATGGAGCACCTGTTTTTGCCTTGGTTGGTAAATGCCTTTATTTTTATTGGCCCTGTCAAATCCTTTAGGGTTTCCATACCTGGCTTTTGATACCGTTGCAATGGTTCCTTTTTTGGGCCCTGAACTGCGGACAAACTGAATGACAAACGTCTTACCGTTCATCTCATCCCCGGTGATCTCTGCCAGCATTTCCTGTATGCTTATCTCTAATGACATAACACAAAAAAACAGGGCTTTAATTAAATTTTGTAGGACATAAAAAAAAGCATCACCTTTTTCAAGGCAATGCTTTTGAGATGTTTATGGAAAATGGAGTCTAACTGTCAGTCAGTTTTTTCCAAAGGGTTTGAGCCTGAGGAAATCTGAAAATGATGTTCATGATGTCATCATCTGACATTTTTAGCGGTTGGATTGTCGGACCTTGATGTATTACAATTCCTTGCTGATACTTAGGCCCCACATACTTAAACTTACGTTTGGATGATTTTGCCTCTTTTTCAGAGGCATCATCCTTTTTCGCTGATTTACTCATATTATGTGGTTATTGTTCCGGTATAAAAATACGGAAGGTTTGGCGTGTCCCATTCAATGGTGATCGGATAACCATTGGCATCATTTGTTTGTTCACCAACTTTGATGGTACAACCTTCATCCAAATCTCCAACCAGGCGTTTTTGGGCATTTCTGTCCTGAGCGATCACGATAAATTCCCCACCAGTTGTGCTGTTCAATGAGAAAGATTTATCGGAAGAGATCTTATTTACAAAAGCATTGATTGTTACCCGGTACGAAATATTTTCACCTTCACCTACAGGTTCAACAGTCCAGGAACCATTGATTTTGCTTATGGCTATTGTTTTAAAAACACCGGCCTGTACTTCAGGAGGTCCCGCATCATAAGCCCTCATGGTCAAATCTGACGAAATAACCCCGGATGTTGCGGCAGGAATAGTTGTGATCTCTTCTTTTGCGGCAATATACAATGTGGTCTTTAATCCTGGGGAGTTCCCACCACCACATTCTTTTGCTATACTGCTCAAATTTGCTGCACAATCTGACATGGTATGTTTGTTTTTTGAATTTTAAAAAAAATAGATCAGGTGCAATTAAGCGGGCTCAATGACACCAGAGTTTAATTCAACCAACTCTTTCAGTAGTTCTTTGTTGCCAAAAGCATCTTCTGATCTTACTTTTTCCCCGTTGAAGAAAAAAGCAACAACGTTGAACTTATAACTTTGGCTACCAACTTTGAAAGTTTTGGCAGGCACATTTGGGTTTGTTTTTGGAGCTGGCTGTGAAGCTTTGAGATTTTCAATTTCAGATAAAGCGGCATCAAGCTGATCAGATTTTTCTGTCAACTCGCTTCCTAAAGCTTCAACTTTAGCTTCCAATTCAAGATTTTTGTTTTCTTCTGACATGATTTTGTTTTCTTCTGACATGATTTTGTTTTCTTCTGACATGATTTTGTTGAAAAGCATCCGGGCTATTAAACCCGGATGAAATTCTCAACCAAATATAAATATCGTATGAAAAAAATTACTTCTTACGTCTGGTCATTCACTACAATGTGGCCATCACGCAACATCAGGATCTGAACGCCCATGTTGAAATCCATCCAGAAATCAAGCTGGCGGTGGTTCTGTTCAAAATTGAAGTTTTGCCAATCTTCAACAGCATCATATCCATAATGAAGGTTTTCACGCGGAGTAATGATTACTCGTCCACTACTGCCCATTCCTGGAACTGGGATAATGGTTGTTTTGCCACCACCCAATTCATATAACATTCCGGTGTAATCAGTTCCACTGATCAGGATCTCTTCCGGGTTCACATTGAACTGGCTTTTGTAATCCTTCCGGTAATTGTCATAGACGGAATAAGAACAGAAGATGTCAGTTCCCTGGTCTTTTTGGGCAGTGTTTACCTGGGCCCACATGAGCCTGAATTTATCGACTGCATTGGCATCAGTGATGGCACCGGTTACTACCGGAGTTACATCAGTGGCAGTAATGGCATCGGCAATCAGTTCCAGGTATCCGTCGAATGTTTCCCGGAGATTATCCGTTGAAGCAGGAGATGCAGCTGCTTGTCCCTGCCATACGGCAACTTCCATTTCTTCTGCAAGCTTCATCATGATCTTATCCAGGATAAATGCCTCAAAAGGATTATCTCTTGGGTCCTGGCCTTTTTTACGTGCCATACCAAGGTAAGTGCCTTCGTACTCCTGAGGGATGACGCTATGTTCAACTTTATTGGTCACTACTTCGAGCACGGCAGGATTGAACTGAACATTATCAGTACCGGCAAATGTGCTGGACCATCTTTTTGCGAGGTTATCTTTTACCTGGAGTTCTGACAATACCAGCTTCCCTTTTACACCTTCATGAGGAGTGGCCAGCTGACTGGTTTTAAAGCCGTAGAACAACCTGGTGAACAACTCATCGCTGAATTCTTCAACGTATGCTTTATACGCTGCTGCTGCTGTAAAATCTACACCTGTTGGCATATCGGTCTAAGTTTTTGTGTTTAAAAAATATTGAGTCACATCACCGGCCACCCGGTGCTGATATTTACTCGGGTTTATTTTTGGAAGCGTAAATGCTGGCTACCTTTCTGTTGATCGGGTTTCTCATCCAAAGAGGCTCTTTTGCTTTGCCATCATCGGAACTGTTTCCAGAGGTATGATCAACGGCAGGTTTCTTTTCAAGCTCATCAATACGTGCCTGCATTTCAGAAATTTTCTGATTTGCTTCATTGATGACTTGCTGCAATTGATCAATTTTTTCTGCCTGTTGCTGGTTGATTGATTCCAGGCTTTCTTTTTCAGCATTAAGCTCATCCAGCTCACGCTGCATGCTGGCTTCAATGCTTGCTTTGATCGATGCTTGAAATGCTTCCAGCGTACCGGCTTCTTCCAGTTTCTGGTCAACCTCTGCCTCAGATGCTTCTGAGTCCATGCCGAAAAAACGGCGTGTGTTTTTTAGAATTTTTTCGTAAAACTTCATGATCTTAATTGTTTTGCCTTTTGGCTAATGTTTGAATACGTCTGAGAGCATAAGCAAAATTGCCAATGCTATCTATTAAGCCACGCCTGCGAGCTTCACGGGCATGAAATAGTGCTCCTGACAGGGTATGATCAATATCACCGTTAAGAGGTCGGTTGTTTTTAACCTCTTTGGTGAAAAAATCATTGGATTTATTGATCATTTTCATAAACCCTGATTTGTCTCCTTCCAAAAATGACCTGAACTCTTTATTCTTATTGGTACTTTTTTCGGCATATATGTCATCAAAATTCCGGTTGTACCATTCCTTAAAGCTTTTTGAAATGGTCATGAAAGTACCTATGCTTCCAAATTGTGCAGATGATGATGATGCAATGATCTCATCAGCATTGACAGTTCCTCTAATACCAGCAGATGCCAAAAAATGAGCATAAACAACAACGGGTTTGTTTTTGCTGGAAATAGCAGATTGAAGAATTTGCCCTGCAATATTTTCCCCGCCTCCGGTATTGGCTTCGATCAATATTCCTGTAATGTTGGGGTTTGAATATGCAGCCTGAAGATCATCTGCAAGTCTTTGTACACCTCTGTTGCTCATGCCATCTCCACTTCTCATAACACCGTTAAGTTTTAAATGTGCTATTGATCCGGCAGGGATCTCTTTGGAGTCTCCAATATTGCCATCTCTGGGAGATACTAACCCATTAGCAGAAATAACAGCAGGAAAACTTGATTTTCTCCTTTCAGAAATACCAAGATCAGATAATTTGGCTCCCGCTTCAATAAGTTGCAGTTCATTAAGATAATTGGCTAATTGATCCATTGCAAATTGCTGATCAATCTCCATCTCTCCGGCCATGATCATTGAATCAATAATCCTATTGCTGCGTATTTCTAATGTTTCTGACATATTGCAATATTCTTAAATGAAAACAGATAGAAAAAGGACTTAAATTTCTTTTTCTTCAAACTTCTCAGGAAGCTTAGGGAACTTAGGCAGGTCTACGTAAGGAAACCAAAAGACTGTTTCCCTGATCGGAAATTCTCCTCCTGTTTCTTCGGCGAGTACGAGATCAGGCCCCTTGGATGCCAATTCATCCCACCTTATCTTTTCAGCTTTGATTAATCTTGGAATGGCCTTTTTAAAATTTGCCAGGTCATCTTTTACCCATCCGATGACGGTGTAATATTTTGGCCCTTTGTGCAAGCTTTCTAAAATTGCTTTTTGTTCTTCTGTGTATTCTTTCATATTGAATTTAAATAATTTATTATTGAATTATACAATGTTGAAATTTGACTTTCCGTAAGGTCGCCACCATAGAAAACGAATGAGATCGAATAACCAGCATTATTGCTTACATAAGTTGTTGACCAGTCTGCCGATGCCCTCAACAATCCAAGACCCATTCCATAATCAGCAGCGTTTGGGCTGTTTGTATTAGTTTTCTCCTCAGTCGTGTCAATAAAAAAACCTGTATCGTTAGAAGCTGTACGGTTTACCGTGAACATAGTAACACCTCTTGCACCCCCCGTAGGTTCGCTCATTGAAGCACCAGATGCCCCAAAAAAGTTACTCCCAGATTGGTAAATATAATTGTATTCTCCGGTGAAATAGTTACCCATATACATCGCACTACCATTAGCTGCCGCCGTATCAACTACAACTCCAAAACAATGAGCATTAGTTCCCCAATTAGTCATGGTTAAAGTTGTATTATTCATGTCATATCCAATACCGTCCTTTGAATCACTTGGAGGTGTATACCCTACATTTGAAGTCCATACAGGTGAATTTCTTCGTATTAGATCAAGATCACCACCAGGATTAATAAAATTAACCTCTGATGCTATTTGGCTACCATCTTGCGCTAAAATAAAAAAACCATCCAATACACTTAAAATGCCAGCATTATCTAGCGAATCAATTAACTCATCAATAAGCGTTAGCTGTGCCTCAGATGGAGATGTACCACCCTGTGCCGTTATTGTATCTGCCCACAACTGAACATCAGTTCTATGTCCACTATTTTGACTGACATAATAATTCATGCCATAATATTGCGCTTGGGCGTTTGTTGACATAACAGCCAAAAAAAATAAAAGAAGTATTTTTTTTAATTTTTTCATTGTTTATTCGATATGACCAATCATATAATAATTTGTACCATCATAAATCAATGTTGCTGCTCTTCTTGTGGTGCTTAAATAGTCAGTACCAACGGCTGCTCCTGTTTCATCTTTTACTGTCGCGGGCCATGTAACCGTATCAGTGCCATCCGCATTGGTGAATAATATTATATACGCACCCCCGTTAACAGGGTTTGACAGTGTGATTGTGATGGATGAAAGCCCGGACATATTCACTATTGTCGCGTCATTAAATTTGCTTGAAAAGTTTATCGCCCCAGATGTCTGTGTGTTGACTGTCGCAGGTGTAACGGCCATAATATCAGCACCCGCCTCCTGCAATGCACCTTCAACATTGCCACTTGTAAAATACCCACCACTATCTGTAATATTAACTTCTGATGCGGTCTGGTCGTCAGTCCCCGTTCCATCCTGCAATGAAGACAGATCTACCGTTTTGGGAGCCACTCCGTCATCTGATAATGTAGCGATA